CGACCAGGAGATCCCCGCGCACGTCCTCACCCCTGGTCACAAGCTGCCCCTCGTAGTGAGGCGTCAGCAGCGAGAGGTAATATTCGGCCGCCAGGTTGCCAGGGATCGGAGCCTCCGCCGCGGTGCCGACGCCGTGCTGCTCGATCGCGGCGATCAGGCCGCCCGGCAGATCGGGCAAGCCCGCCTCCTGCACGGTCGCGCGTGTGTAGACGCGACCGTCCGCGTTCTCCGGCTCGTCCCCGCCCGAGTTGACCTCGGCAGTCCGAAAAATGAAGCGGACGCCGCTCGGCACCAGGTCGGCGCGCTTCTCGCAACGCCAGCTCACGATCGCGTTTCCCGCCGTGAGGCTGTAGCCGACGGCCGTCAGATCGTCGCGGCGCGCAAAGCGCAGCACCTGGGCGCCGGTCCCGTACTCAATCCACATGGCCGCGTCGGGAGTCAGTGCTCCGAGCCGGCGGAGGATCTCCGCGCACGTGAGGCTTTGCACCTCTTCGCGGGCAAATGGCACGCCGCCGACGAGTCCTCCGTCGAGCAGCTCGACGCCCTTGGTGAGCGCGTAAGCGACGACCGCCTGCATCTGCGCCGTCGTCGTGAGGTACGAGCCGCCGAGATCGGTCTGCCCCAGCACCGCGAGCGGCATCATCGTCTCGACGAACCCGGCAAAGGTCCCGTTGGCGAGACAGTGCGGCTGTTGATAGACGAGGCGCTCCAGATCGTGCCAGGCATTCGCGGCGACGTAGCCGTGTGCCTCCTTTGCCGCCCCGCCGAGGGCCTGCTCCCGGATGATCTTGCCGATGAACACGGGCACGCCGTCGCGCTTAAGTGTGATCGCCTGCCCATAGCTGAACGTCGGCGCCGCGAGCGCGTCCTCCTTGGCGACCGTAAGCTCCAGGGTATCGGCCGCGAACGATCGGCGCGTCAGGATCGCGGGCGAGATCCCCCAGCCGGCGAGCGTCCGAGTGCCTCCCGGCGCTGTGATCGTCCAGGTCGCACTCATGGCCGGGAGTTCTTCGCGGCTGTCTGCTGCTTCTGCAGCTCGCGATTCGTGTTTTTGATGATCTGCGTCGTCCCGTTAAAGCCTTCGATGATGAGGCGACCCTGCTCAGCGAGCGCCTCGCCTTGCTGCTTCGCCGCCTGCTGAACGCCGCGCGTGTCGCCTTCGCCCGGCGTGACCCCGCGAGCCGCTGGCTGATTACCCAGCGCGCGGAGCCCGGCGACAGCGCGATCTTGCGCAGCGAAGTCTCCAGCCTCCATTGCGGCCTGAGCCTGCTCCCTGAGTTGCCGCGCCTGAGCGGCGCTCGCAGCGGATAAGCCGACCTCCCGAGCCGCACGCTGCGTCCCGAGGATCTCCTGCTCGATCGGCACGCTCGTCCGCGTCGCGGCGACCTGGTCGATCTGCTGCTGCGCGCTGCTGATCACCTGGTTCGCCTCGATCGTGACTGTCCGCACATTGTCCAGCGCGGCCTCCTCGGCCGCGATGGCGACGGTCCGCTGCTGGCTGGCCTCGTTCGCCCGGCTTTCCAGGCCAGCGCGCTCGTTTTCGAGCTCCGCCGCGCGCGCGGCCTGCTCCTTGGTCCGCAGGCTGTCGCCGAGCTTCTGCCGCTCGGCGAGGTTGGCGCCGAGATCCCGCATCGCCGCTTGAAACGCGGAGTCGGCGACGCCGCGTTCACGTGTCCGCTCGGCAGCGATGCCTTGCGCCTCGCGGATCCGCGCGGCGGCGACGCTCTGCGCTTGGCGTGCAGCGTCCTCGCGCACGCCAGCGTTGAGCAGCTGGTTTTCCAGAGTTAGTTGAGCCGCATCGTCACCCAGCAGCTCGCGCCGCCGGTTAAACCCGGCCGAGATCTGCGCGCGCTCCTCGTCCGTTTTCGCGACGGCGAGCGCCTGCTGTTCCTGGAGATCGAGCTGCGCCTTTTGTCGACGGACCTCCAGCTCGTTTGCTTTTGCGATCCGTTGCTCCGCTTTGTCGATGTCGCTCACAAGCCCGGAGTATGACTCCCGCAGCGCCACGACCTTGGCGATCTGGGCATCAAGGCTGCGTTTGGCCTCATCCTCGACCTCGCCGAGCTTGAGCTTGAGCGTGTCGAGCGAGCTCGTCGCGCTCTCGATCGCCTCGCGCTTCTTTTTAAACCCCGACACGAACGGCACCACGATCTGCGCGGCAGCAGCCCCGAGCGCTACCACCGCGCCGATGAGGCTCGTTTTCATCAAGGTCGAGATGACCTTGATCGCGGGCGCGAGCTGCGTCAGCGCCAGCAGGTTGCCCGAGAGCGCCTGTCCCAAGATCCGACCGGCCGCTGCGCCCTTCTCGAAGTTCTCGCCGAGCTCATTGACGCCCCGCGCCGCTTGCTGCGCGTCCTTCGCCGAACGGGTCGCGGCTTTGTTGACGCCGTCGAGCGCGCGCTCCGCCTGTTGCGCGCCGGCCGTGTCGGCCTGCGTGCGGATATGGACGTCGAGGCGAGGAGTCTGCCCGTTCATCGTGCGGCTCGGTAGTGCCGCACGTGCTCGGCGAGCGTCGTGCCGTCACTTGTGACTGTCCCGCCCGCGATGTCCTCTCGCACAGTCGCGCCCAGGTCAGAGGCAAAGATCAAAGCCTCTGGGCGAATCATTGCCGGGTGCGCTCCAGCCGCGAGCGCCGCGACGTCCGCTTCGGTGAGTTGGATATTCCACGCGGCGGGCAGGTCGATGTAGCCCGGCCAGTTTCGGGTATCGTCGAAGATGCGACCGCCGACGCTCAACGTGCCGCCCCATGCGCCGAGAGTCGTGTCGGCACTCGTCGAGGTGTAGGCCCCCTCCACCCCATTGATGAACATCCTGATCCCGCTCGCATTGCCTCCGTCGTAGATCACCGCGACATGGTAGAGTGTGTTGGTTGAAAGAGTCGCTTGGGTCGCTCGGATCGAGAGGGTGTTAGGGTCGGACGCGAAGACAGTTCCGAACTCCAGCCGACGGGAGGCACCTAGGCGCAGGAGAGCGCCGACGTTGGTGTTGCCTGTGATATGCACACACATCACGTACCAGTTGGCGCTCGTCGAGGAACTGGTCGTCCGCACCCACGCGGAAAACGAGAACGCCGTGCGGGTCGGCGTCGTCGCGAAGTCGATACGGTCGCTCGTGCCGTTGAAGTTGCGGGCTGCCTGCAGCGGCAGCGCGAGAGCGAGGAGGAGCGCGAGGAACTTCATGGCTCAGAGGGAGCGGAGCTCGACGGCCAGCAGCTGGACCTCGCCCGTCGTATCGGCGCCGTCGGCCGCTTGCCGGGTGATTCGCAGCCGGAAGAAATCGCCAGCCGCGACGCTGTCCATCTCGGCCGATGAATCGAGGCTGATTGCGGAGGTGATCGGGATGCCGCTCGTCGCGCTCGCGGCCGTCGTCACGTCGACGGCAGTCGCGAAGCTGTCGGAGTCGAGGTCGGTCAGACCGCGCTCGATCGACGCACGCCAGACACAGTCGCCGGTCGTCGAGCTTGTCGTGATCCAGGCGATCCGCACCTGCACGCCAGAGCCGAGGCTCGCGCCTTCTGGAATCCAGCCGACAAAGTTCGCCGACTGCGCCGTCGAGGCGTTGAAAACCAGGACGGCAATCGAGTTGCGGGTCGCGAAGGTCGCGTAGTTCGAGGCCGGCGGTTGGTTGCCGAGCGGCGTCCATTGGACGAGGGTCTTGGTGCCGGACGCGGCGGCGACGCCCCACTCGGGCGCCGTCGCGCCGCTGTTCACCTTCAGCACCTGTCCAGCGGTTCCGATGTCGAGCTCGATCCAGTCGGTCCCGTCGAAATAGCTCATGTCGCCCGCTTCAGGAGTCGCCGGCAGCGAACCCGCGCCCGTCGAATCAGAGCCCCAGGCGACAGCGCCGCCGGAGACCTTGAGCACTTGCCCGTCGGTGCCGATGCCGAGCCGACCAGGAGCGCCGCTCGTGCCGCCGACGATCAGATCGCCGGCCGTCGTCATTGGATTCGAGAAGGCTGCCGCCCAGGCCGGCGCACCGCTCACGACCGAAAGCACCTGCCCATTGCTCCCAACTCCGAGCCGCCCTAGTGCACCGCTCGCGCCGCCGACGATCAGGTCGCCGAGCGTCGTCATCGGGTTCTCGAATGCTTCAGCCGTTGAGCTGAGCGTCGTCCCGACGATCTGGAGCCCGTCGCCGATCGTGAGCCAGCCGACGACGTTGCCCGACTCGTCCCAGAAAACGATCCGATCGCCGCCAGGATCCGCGAGCCCCACGCCCAAGCCGCCGGCCGCGAGCGACAACGGCTGATCGAAGTCGAACAGCCCGCCGACTTCGACCTGCAGCGTCGCGCCGGACTCGATCTGCACGACGGCGCCGCTCTTCGCTTCGAGGTTTCCGGTGAGCCGCGCGTTTTTGATCGCCGTCGTCTGCGCAGCAAGCGTGCTGCAAAGGCAGAGCAGGAGCAGTGCAAGGCGTGTGTTCATGCGCTAGGCGATGGCGATATAGGAGAGTTCGTAGAGGGCGCTCGGCGCCGGGAAACTGAGCTTGGCTGTGAAGCCCGAGGCAGTGACGGAGCCCGCCTCGATCTGGCACGAGATGATGTCGGCGCCGTCGGGCGCGAGGATCGAGGCGACGACGGTCGGCGTCCCGCTCATCGGCGTCCCGAACTCGACCGCGACCTCCGTCGCATCCTCGGCGATTGCTACTGTGTCGCGGCGGATCACGTCCTCATCCGGCTCCTCTCCGGGTGTGACGTCCGTCGACCAGGCACCGCCGAGCAGCCGATAACGCACGCGCACACTTGAGCCGCGTAGTTCTTCGACGGTGACGGAGTCCAGGACGGCGTCCTCCAGGACGACTGCTTGCACGTCGGCGCCTTCGCCGCACGTGACGACCAGGTCGCCCCGGTTGGGGAGATCGTTGAAGTGCACGAGCGCGAACGCTTGCGCGCGGCGCAGCGAGCCGAACGTGCGCTGCACCGCGAACGTGAGCTCCGTCCGGCGCTGGCCGCGCGCGAAGAACGTCTCCGCGGCCGCGCGGAAGAATCCCGCAGCGTCGGTGACTTGCTGCCCGTTGCAGACCATGCCGACCGGCTCTCCGAGGAGGCCGCCTGCAGCGAACCAAGAGGTGGCGTATTGGATGCGCACACTTGGTCAGGCTCAGGCCGGAGCAGCGGTGCCGACGTAGAACGCATCATCGGCATCCGGCCCGCGACTGCCGACGAATCGGATCTCGCCTGCGCGCGGATCCGTGGCGCTGAAGGTCTGCGGCAGCGCCTGGGCCGACGCTCCGCGCATGATGCAATGCACGTCTGTCCCGGTGATCGTGAGGTCGGCGCGAGCTCGGCTCACGCCACGCGCGGCCGTGCCGCCCTGGAGCCCGAGCACGTCGAGCATCTGCTGTTCGCTGAAGCCGTGCGGTGCGCCCTGCGCCGTGACACTGATGCCCTGGATCTTTCGGCCCAGCGTGCCGCGAGCGTCGCTCTCGATTGCTGCGAGCTGCAGCTGAGGACTTATGACGAACGCGCCGCGCGTTTTCCAGCTGTTCCAGGGCGACGCGCCCCACGCGAAGCTGTACTCCTGCGTTGGGATGTCGTCGGGATCCGGCGCCGTGATCGAGAGCGCCTCCTTGGTGATCGTGAAAAGTGAGTTGGCCGTGCTCCAGGCCGCGTTGTTTTTGCGGAAGCACTCGAACACGACCTGGCCGAGGAGCGTCTGCTGAGCGGAAAAGTTGATCGCTGGCATGCCGACGACCGCGGCGTTGTGGAACACGATCTTGCGGTTGCGCGTCGTGTGAATGATGAGCGGCTCCTGCTCAATGATCGTGTGATCACCGTCGCCGTCGTCGGTGAGGTCAATCAGGTTGGTCCCGGCGAGCGCGTGCGCTTCAGTCGCGTGCAGCGAGATCACATTCGGCGCGGCGTCACTCGGCACGCCCGCATAGTAGAGCGTCGCCTCGGCGAGGCCGGTCGGCATTGTGCCGAAGCTCGCGACGTTGATCGGGCAGCCCTTGCGCGGACCCTCGCTGCCGACGAGCTCGATCGTGTCCGCTTCGGTGTCGATCGTGTCGACGTCGTAGACCGGCGTCACCAACTGGCCGATCGAGGGATTTTGCCAGCGATAGAGCACGCCCAGGACGGGATCGGTCCAGACGCCGACCGGCGTCAGCGTGAGCGCGATCGAGTTGTCGAGGTGCCGCTGGTCGATGGGACCGAGGATGTCGGTCTCGATCGGAAACGCGGACGCCTCCGGGTTGAGCACGGCACCGCCGCGGGAATGGAAGAGTTGGCCGCGGTGCGTCACGATGGCCGGGCCTTCGAGGAGTTTGGCGAGATTCATGTCGGGCGATGGGTTGGCGAGTTAGCTGAAAATGGCCTCGGCGACGTTGCTCTGCTGCAGGCCGGCGAGCTCGGCTGCCGCCCGGAGCTTGCACGCGCTCGCGACGGTGAACGGTCCCGAGTAGAGGACGGCGGCCGGGTTGGCGCTGGAGGGATAGCTGCCGTCCGTCGTCGTGTAGATCGCGGCGGTCGGCGTGCCGCAGGTGATCGTCACCTCTAGCGGAGCCTCGCCCTCCTCTGGGTCGATGAGCGGCAGGCCGACTCGATTGCTCGGCTCGTCCATGTCGCGCGCCGTGAAATTGGCGATGTAACTGATCATGCCCTCCGCGACCGGGACCGGCTCCATTCCGCCAAAGCTGAGCGTGCGCCCTTCGCGCTCGAAGCGATGCAGCAGCTGCCGCACGCGGCGCATCGCGGCCTCGGCCGAGATCCCGCTGCCGTGCGTGCCGCGGTTGAGGATCGGATGCTCGATCGCCTGCACGCCATAGCGCAGCGTGTACTCCGGACCAGGTGCGTCCGCCTCGCTCGGCGTGAGCTCTGGCATGAGCACGATCAGCACCAGCCCGCGCTTGCCGCCGGCTCGCTTGTTGCCGATCGAGACGGCGCTTTGCACGTCGCTCTCGGCGACCCCGCGGCGCTGCTCCAGGATCGCCACGAGCGCGAGTTCGCTGTCGGCCTGGAGCCGGCCGACGATGTCGTCTTGATCTTGCTCGATCGGGTCAGGCATTGGGTGCGCCTCCGTTCTTCCGCTGCCAGGCGAGGTCGATCGCCTTGTTCACGTCGGAGAAAATCGCCGCGCCGATGTCGAGCGGCTGCGGCAGGATGTCGGGATCCGCAGGCACGCGCACCTCGCGCTTGAGCCAGAACAGGATCTCGCCGCCCGTGTAGCTCGTGACCATCGTGGCCGACTCGTAGTCCTCGCGGCTCGTGCGGCCGAGACGCTTCGTCGTCACGTGCTTGACCGACTGCGTCACCTTGCGCGCGAGCGCATACGGCTCGCCGAACTGGTGATCGCCGCGGCGGAGGACGATCAGATCGGGAAACTCGCTTGCGCGTTTGCCGTGCGCCTCGGCCCGTGCCGGGATCGTGAGGAACTTTGTCGGCTTGCCGCTGAACGACGAGATGCCGCGGCCGGCGCGGACCGTGCCGCCGTAGTAGTGCAGGCGGATCCCGATCTGCGCGACCGAGATCACGACGCCATCGCCCACCGGTTGAAACGATGTCGCACGCGCGGCGCCGAGGTAGTAGTTCGTCCGCCGTGCGCCGAAGCGATTCGGTGAGCGCGTGTTCTTCGCGCGGAAGTGAGCGACGAAAGCATTGCGCGCCGAGCGGCCGACGATCGGCCTCAGCTGCTGCGGGCGCAGCACGTTGCCGAGCGCCTTGAGCGCCGGTCCGGCCGTGTTGCTCACGTTGATCGCGTAGCCGATCACGACGCACCTCCGTCGATTCGTAGCACACCGTCTGCATCGAAGCTGGCGACCCCTTGCAAAGCCTCTTCCAGCGCCTCGCGCAGCGCCTGGTCGCGCACCTCCGGGCTCGCCTGCAGGTCGGAGTTGAAGTCGCGATCCTGCGGCAGGAGCTCGGTGTCCCGGTCGATCAGCCCGGCCTCGATCGCCGTTTCGCGATCGACGTCGGAGACATCCATACCCGAGTTGAAGTCAAAGGGCGGATACGGCAGGCCGAACCGTGAGATGCGCCGCCAGATCGGATCGTTTTTGAGCGCGATCATCCGGCCGCCGTAGGCCGTACCGCCGGCCTCGACCCAGCGCGCCGCCCAGTCGCGCGGCTCCTTGGCCTCGCGCACGCGCACGAGCTCCTGCGCTGGCCAGAGATCCAAGATCTCGGGATCCTGCCCCTGGATCCAGGAGCCGTAGCCCTGCGCGAGTTCGAGATTCGTGTCGAGGATCAGGTTGAGCCGATCGTCGCTCGACAGATCCGTCAGCGTGTCCTCTTCACCCTCGGCCGGCCGATAGTCGAGCGCCTGCAGGAGTTCCTTGAGCGCAGCGCGCTGCGTCGCCCGATCACTCTTGCCCGCCAGCAGCTCGTCGATCGCGTCGCTCGCCCGCTGGAGAAACTCCGCGCTGGTCACGCCCGCCGAGAACATCGCACGCTCGCGCAGCTCGGCTGGGATCGTGTCGAGCAGCATCGTGCGCAGCTCGGTCGGCAAGATCTGGCGGATCTCGCGCGACTCGATCGCTTCCGCAAAAGGCAATGGCTCGGCGAGGATCATGCGACCAATCTGAAACGTTTGAATGCGGCAAAGCGTTCACGTAGACCGTGCCAATGAGCTTCAACGACTACCTGCAGCAGCTCTATACGCGCTGGTGGTTCTCCGGCCTGGTGCTTCCCATCGCACTTTCCGCGACGGTTGGAGTAGTGCTGTCCATCTACACCAGCTGGGTAGTATCGCGCGCGATACTCTTCCAACAAGAGATCCAACGGGCGAAGGAGGAGATTCTGAACTACCTGGACAAGTTCGGGAACGCGTTGAACCAAGAGTCCCGGACCGAGGTGGAAAGGCTGTGTGTATGGAGCTTGATTAGTCCCGGCTCGGCGCTCGTTGGTCTGCAGCAATACGCAGCAGCTAGGCGCCTCCAGGCGATCTCGCTCCGCCTGGAGAAAGAAACGCTCCTCAGCTGGGAGCGGATGCAAGCTGAACCTGAAGAGACTTCTCGCGCGGCGATTGCGGTAGCCGAGCTGGACCGCTTCGACCCGATTCATATGAGGCTCTATCATCGGGCGGGCCGAATCCGACCATCCTGGCTTCGCATCGCGGGCCTGACTTGGTTTGTCGCTGCTCTTTGGCGTGTCCGGCGGATCCGAGTCCAGTTTCGCCGCCTCAGTCGATACCTTAAGGGGGAACACGATCATTGGTGAGTTGAGCCGATCACAATCCGCTCAGCTTTTGCCGCGTCGCGATGCGCGTGTTTTTGTTGGCGACCGAGATCGCCGGTCCTGGCGTGCTCTCCGCAGTCGCGGTATCCGGCCGCTCGACGCCGAACCGGCCGCTCGCTACGTCGCGCAGGAGCGACATCGCATCCTCGTACTCACGGCGCCGCGCATCGGTGAGCAGCGAGCCGACCGGCAGCCGACCGAGCAACTGATGCCGAGCGAGGACGAGGGTCGCACTGACGAGCGTATCCGGTACGGTGTCCCCGTCGCCGAGACGGTTTTGCCGGTTCGCGCGGATGTAGCCGCGCACCTGGTGCACGGCGTTCGAGAGGGTGCCGGGCACCGGGTTCGTTTGCGATGCGGAGAGGAAATCCTTGAGCGTGCCGAGCTCGGCCTCGCTGAGGATGTCCTCGATCTGTGCTTCGGTGAGAGTGCTCCAGGCCATGAGTTCTAGGGAGCCCCGGCCGGCGTGCGGCCGGAGCTCGAAGAAATCACGCGACTCGCGCGCTCAGCTGACGGTGAACTTGCGGATCCCGAGCGTGCTCGTGATCGCAATGTTCGAGTTGTGCTCGACCGTGACCGCCACCAGGTGCGGCCCCAGCTCCTGCACAAACACGCGCACGTTGCCGCCGCCCTCGACGGGCGAGACAAAGCGCTTGATATTGCTCGCGTCCTCCAGGTCGCCGCCGCCGAGCGCCATGAACATCAACACGAGGTTGTTGAGGATCTCGGCCTTGGTGGCCGCGCCGGTCTGGTAGCGCTCTTTCGAGATGCGGACCTCGTCGACGCCGAGCAACTGCGCCAGTTGTTGCGGCGTCAGCATCGCGGAAGCGAAGCCGCCGGCCGTCTCCTGCGCGCGGTGCGAGATCGAGCGCCGGCTCCAGGCCGTGTCGCCGTAGCCGATCCGGTTCGGGCGGATGCCCGACGCGGTCGCGGCTGCGACGAGTTCGGAGATCACGTCCTGGTCGGGATCCTTGCCGGCGGTCGTGTCCCAGGTCTTGGCCGTGTTCGTCGCAGCGGCCGAGAGGAGCGCGATGGCGCGGCGCAGATCGTTGCGCCAGAGGCGACGCAGCAAGCGGGCGACGGTGCGCTGTTCCCAGCCCGGCGTCTGCTGCTTGCGGTCGATGATCACGGTCAAGCCCTTGTTGTAGGTGCGGGCCTCGACCTCGCTGCCCGAGTACGGCACGACCTTGAAGGGCGCACCGATCGCGCGGATGTCGTCCGCGTCGGAGAGAAACTCCTCGGCGCTCGACGTCGTCTTGTACGTGAACCGCTCCGGCGTCGGGGTCATCGGAGCGAAAAACTCCAGGGTGGCCTCGATGTCGTTCGGATCCTTGAAGCCGACGGCGTAGGTCGTCAGCGGCTCATCGAAGAAAGTCTCGGTAAACCGGGACGCGTTGGCCGCAGCGATGACGCCGGGCTGGAAAACCCCGCCGCTGTCGACGAGGAGCGGGGTGTCCCCGCCGAGGGCCTGCAGCGCCAGGAGGTTGGCGTTGGCGGCCGAGAGAATATTGCGACGACTCATGAGAGAGAGAATTGAGTTGGTGTGCTGGGTTGCTGTCTGAGCTGGGCTGTAGTCCTGGGCGGATTACGAGACGACGGTCTTGATCGGGGCGCAGTGTTGCACCTCGATCACATCGCCATCGGCGCCGGCTGCAGTGAGCGCGTAGCCGACTTGGTAGTACGTGCCCGCACCGCCTGGCAGGTCCTGCACCTTGCCGTTGGCCGCGGTGAACACAGCCTCGCCAGCGGTGATCGCCTCACTCGCGACCATGAGCTGGGTCATGCCGTCGACGCCGAGCAGGCGGACGTTGATGAAATCCTCCGCGGCCTCGGCTTCATCATCGACCGGGCCGAGCGGGATGTCGTTTGCACCGCAGGCGGCGACGTGATCGCCATCGCTGCCGAACTTCACCAGGAGATTGCGCGTCGCGATGGCCGCGTCGGCTTTCTTGCTGATGCTGCCGCAGTGTGTGCCCTCGCCGATATTGGCGAGCCGGAGGATCCGCGGAGTGCGGATGAAGCCGCGAGCATGCAGGGCGACGAGGCCCAGCATGGCGGCGAGAGAGAGAACGATAAACAGAATGTTCATTGATCGGAGGAGTGGAGTTGCTGACGAAAAGGGATCTGCTGCGTCTGAGGGTGAGCGTCCGGAGCGCGGTCGCGTTATTTCTTCGCCGCCTTGGCGAGCTCGGCGTCGTGCGCGATCTGTGCTCGCGCGCACTCTTCGGCTTGCTTCTGCGGGAGACCGGCCGCGCGCTTTTCAGCGATCAGCTCGGCGAGGCGGTCCGTCGCTGCGGGAGCGGCGGACTCGGTGGGTTCGTTTCTTTTTGCCATGTTCGGAGGAGGGAAAAGTTGCGCCGCCCCGCTCAGCTCTTGGCCGTGTCGGGTTTCTTCATCGCTGCGACGAGCGCCTTGCCCTCGTCGGTTTTCTCGACCGCTTGAAACGCGGTCGTGTAGTCCTCGCCGTGCTTCTCCATCCGCGCATTCACGAGCGAGAGGAGCTTGCCCTGGCGGTCCTGCTGCTCGCGTCCGCCCTGGGTGAGCGAATCGGTGCGGCTCGTCGTCTTGAGCTGCGGCGGGAGTTTGGCGAGAGCGGCGGCCTCGGCGGTGAAGTCGCTCGCGTTGGCGAGGGCGAGGATCTTCGCCTCCCGATCGGCTGCTTTCACTCGGCCATCTGCAACGGCAGCGCCGACCAGGAGCGCAGCACGCTCGCGGCGCTCGGCCTTGGCGGACTCTTCGGCCGCGTTCTTCGCGTTGGCGAGCGTGAGCTTTTCGCCTTCGAGTGTCGCGGCCTTGGCGTTCGCGGCCGCGAGATCGGCGGTGAGCGCCGTCACCTTTTGCTCGAGCTCAGCCTTGGCGGCGTTGGCCGTTGCGAGCTCCGCTTCGGCTTCGGCCTTGGGTTGCATGCCCTGGATCTTCGCGAGGGCCTGTTCAACAAAGGAGGCAGCCGCATCGTCGGCCGTCTCGGGAGGCATGGACACGCCGAGGGCGGCCAGGATCTTGATGAGGAGTGATTTCATGGCGTCGGAAAAGTCGGCGTTGACGAGGCTCAGGCCCGGCATGTTTCCGCGGCGCACAAGCCCGATGCTGTGCAGGCGGAATGGCTCATAAACCGGCAGCCCGTTGGCGCGGTCCTGGGTTTCGCGGAGATCCCAATACGGGGAGAACTGCGCCCAGCCTCCTTCGACGTCGGACGCGCCCTGCTCTGTCAGCACCGGCCGGATACGCAGGCCCTGCTCGGTGACTTGCATGTCGCCGATCGCGCCGCGTGCGGCCTTGTCGGGGAAGAACTGCGCGAAGGCAGGTGCATCCGGATGGCCCTTGAAAACCGGCAGGCCGACAAACGCGCGCTTGATGCGGCCGATCCAGCCGCGCCCGCGGAAGTCGCGCTCGATCGCCTCGGCGGCCGGGCGGGTGAACCGTTGGATGATCCCGCGACGCAGCTCCTCTGGCTGCTTCGAGTTCGCCGCCCCGCGGCCGTCCTTCGCGTCGTGGTGCGTGTCGCCGTAGGGGATGAGCGCCCAGCCGTCGGCGCCGATTTCGAGCGGCTCGGCGTTTACGGCTGCGAGCGGCGCGTCGTGCGAGCTGCCATCATTCGCGAGGCGGAGGATGCGGGGAATCTTCATGTCGTGAGCTTGCGTTGCTTCGCGGCCTCGGCCGCGCCGGAGGCGATGCCGCTGCCCATGATTGCGGAGAATGCGTCGACCAGTGCCGGATCCGCTGCCACCAGGCGCAGGATCTTGGGCAAGTCGGCCTTGAGCTTGATCAGCGCGGCCTCGCGCGCCGTGTCGTCCTCGATCCCGTCGATCTCCTCCAGGCGCGAGATGAGCGGCGAGAGCGCGGTCCGCTGTGCCTGGCTGAGCTTTTCGAGTGCAGCAGCGCGGAACACCGCCTCGCGGTTCGCGTTGGCCGCCGCGAGCTGCGGCGTCGGCTTGAATCCCGAGAGCGGCCGGAAGATCGCGGCGATCGTCGCCGCCGGGATGAGCGGAAATGCGGCGCTCGCGACCGATTGCGCCGTCGTCAGCGGGAGCTCGCCGGCTGCGACCTTCGCGGCCAGGTCGGCCAGCGATGCAATCTGCGCCCCATTGAGCGCCGTACTCTGCACCTCGCCGCCGGCCGCTGCCTGAGTCGGGTCGCTTGCATTGGCTTTGCCTGGCACCGGCAAGGGCTGCGCAACGGCCGGCGCGGTGAGCGTCGGTTCGTCGTCGGCCGGCGCCGGCACGCCGAGCTGCCCGCGAGCGTACTCGATGCCGACAGCGACGCCGCTGTCGCGGAGGAAAGTCAGGTTTGCGCGCACGTCGTTATTGTCCGAGCGCTCGGGCACGACGATCTGCGCGAAGGCGAGCGGCTCCTCGTCGAAGAGCTGCCGGATCACGATCCGCGAAACCCGCTTGAGCGTCTCGCTGATGAGTTCGGCGTCGTCCTGTTCCAGGAGGTCGCTCTCGTCGCCCTGCAGGCTCGCGCCCTGGCCCGAGCCCGTGCCGGCCGAGAGCGTTGAGAGATCCGCGCCGCGGCAGATCGTCGCGAGAGCGCGATCCATGCGATCGACGAGCGGCTGGAACTGCGCCGAGCCCTGCACTTTCGCGTCGATGAACTCGATCGAGCTGCCGTCGTTGATCACGGCGGCGAAGTCCTCGCCGATCTGTTGCAGTGCCGTCTCCATCGCCTGCCATTCCGGCGAATCCTTTGTCGCGTTGGTTTTGCCGACGCGGATCGGCGTGCCGAAGAGCTCGTTGAAGGCGACCCAATGCTTGAGCGAGAGCTGCTTGAACATGTAGCCCACGCTCAGCGCCTCCATAATCCCGTCTCCGACGGTCACGAGCCATTCGCCCTCCGCCATCTCCTGGCCCTCCGTCTGCCCGAGGTAGTTCTGGAGGAACCGGAGCTTACCCGTCGTGGCCTCGAAGAACTGCAGCGGCACGTGCACGAACGTCGCGGTCAAGCGGTCGCGGCCGGCGACGACGCGTGGCTCCCAGATGATCTCGTGCACCGCGTAGCGGAAGCCGATCGCGCTCATCATCTGCCGCACGAGGAGCTTTGCTCCGCCGGAGACATCGCGGTCGAGCGCATCGCTCACGCTCACGTTGTCGTAAAAGTATTTGAGCGCGTCCTGGTGCTGGGCAGCCCGCTCGCGCAGCTCCTCCGGCAGACCGTCGTTGATGCTCACGACCAGGTCGCGACGGCTCACCGCTTTCTCGCGCTTCGGAAGTGCGACCGAGATCACGTCGTCGCGGCGCTTGATTGCCTGGGCCGTCAACGCGAAGTCGCGCAGATGCCCGACGGCAAAGGAGTCGAGCTGGTTGGCGAGGGCCTGCGGAGTGAGCGAGCGGATCGGGTTGAACCGCGTTTGCTTCACCATGCGGACCAGAGCAGCGGGAATGCGCGATTGAGCGGGCATCAGCAAAGCGGGGTTTTCGTGCTGCGGTTGATCCGCCGGCCTGCGCCGCGGATCTTCACCGACGAATGAGCGAACGCCGGCCGACCGTCGCCGACGGCCCGCACCGCCAGCGCGAGAGCGGTGCAGCGGTCGGAGTGGCCGGCCTTGGTGCGCGGGCTCCAGTAGTTGTATTCACCGTTCGAGATCACCTGCTGCATCTGGTGCAGGTCCTCGCGAATCACGGTTGAGACCGGGATGCGGAGCTTTGTAGGAGCAACGAATTGCTGGCGCAGCCGTGGGAAGAGCTCGCGCTTAAATCCTGTGGTGAAAGTGCAGAGCTCGATTTTTCCGAACTTGTGCTTGGGCGGATCCCACTCGCCGCCGTGGTTGCGCACCAGGTAGTCGCCGAGGCCGATCCCCGGCCCCGTGTAGTCGAAGCACACGCGCGTCGCTCCCTTGATCCGGTCGCGCAGGATCTGCTCCTGGTCGGGCGTTGCGACGTTGTCTAGGACGAGGACCTCGCGCGTCCAAAGGATGTCTCCGATGCGCTGTAGGGTCCAGCAGACCGTCGGATCGTTTGTACGACCAAAGTCGATACCGAGAAAAACCGGATGAGAGGTCCCGGCGTGTTCGAGATCCCAGCTCTCCGTTGCCTCGAAACTCTCCGCGAGCGCCTGCAGCTCGTAAGGCAGCAGCACGTTGGAGCCGTCGAGGAACTGACAGAGGAACTCCTGGGCGAAGCCGTCGGCATCGTCCATCGCATCGCGGATCTGCGCGACATTCACCGGCAGACCCATCAACACGGCGTGATAGATCGTGACCAGGTGACGCGACCAGCGCATCGCTGGAGTATCCGGCTTGGTCATGATCTTGTGCATCGCCCCGTCCTTGCCGTTGGGGGTCGTATAGATCCGGACCTTTTTCTCTCCGCCGCGGAGCGGGTTGGTGATCGACGGAAGCAACGCGCGCCAGGTAGCCGCCGCGTCCTCAAAGAAATCGAACTCCGTCAAACGGATGTTGGCCGAGCGTCCGCGCACCGTATCCGGCCGGCCCGGCACCGCACGGATCCGGCTGCCGTTCTGGAACGTGACCTCCGCACTCTTGAGCAAGGTGTCTGAGCTGCTGCCCTCGCGCTCTTCCCGATAGTCTTTGATGTAGAGGTTGAATGCCTCGGCCCAGATCTTATCCTGCTCCAGCGAGTCGAGCGCCTGTCGCTCCGAAGGCGCAGCGATCATCCACTCTGTGCCCGCACGCTTGAGGCAATCCTCGACCGTCTCGCCCGCGTGCGTAAAATCCTTGCCCGATTGACGCGACTGCAGCGCGGCCTTGAACCGGCTCTCGTCGTGGAAAATGACGAACTGATACTCCAGCAGCAAATGACGCGGGTCGTCCTTTGGGTATGGGTTGCGCCAGCCGCTCTCGGTCGTGCCGAGCTTGTGCGCGTCGACGCGCCTGCCGAGCTGCTCCAGCTCCTCGCCCCAGATCGGATTTGCAAGCGCGCGGCGCTGCGCGTCCTCGACCTGGGCGCGGAGTTTTTCCAGAGCTTCTTTTCGACGGTCAGCCATCGTCAGCCCATGCGGAAGATCTGGCGCATCCGTTTCGCCTTTTCTTCCTCGGTGAGGGTTTCGTCGCTCTCGACTTTCGCGGCCTCGTCGGCCTTTGCGGCCTTTGCTTCGAGGATCTTGATCCGCCGCTCCTCGCGCTCGCCCTCCTCGCGCTTGATGCGGAGCTTGGCGAGTTCGATATAAAGGTCGGAGTTTTGCGTCTCCAGCGCGTGAGCCTCGAACGCCACCTGCGCGACCGCAGAAATCTTGCTCGCGTCGAGCTGCAGGGCGGGGTTGGTCTTGAGCGCCTCCTCGATCTTCTCCGCAAACTCGGCGGATTGCTCCAGCTGCCGGCTGAGTGGATACCAGGAGAAGAACTCCGACAACGCGCCGATCGACGTTGCGACGCCGAAGTGCTCGTGCACGAGCTCGACCGCTTTCCGGTACGGCATCGCGCGCAGCATCTCGAAAAGCTGCGCCTGCGCCTGCGGCGGGAGCGTCTTGAGCTTGGAGTCGGTGCGAGGTTTCCGGCTCATTGGCGATCACCCGCGCTCACGGCCATCGCGGGTAGTGTGTGCACGACTACGGGCCGCCCATTGTTCGCATGGGTGTGTCCAAGGGGAGAGACGCCGGCCGGCTGCTTGGGCGCCCCTCGGCGCCGCATCGCATGCGCGGGAGAAATCCCAACCCGCGCGGCTCTATGCCACCGGCCGGCGTGTGCGGTACGGCGGAAGCCCCCGGCGCTCGGCCGGGTAAATTGAACCCGCCCCCGATTGGGGGTTGGGGTTAGGATTAGACTCCGCTCAGGGAGCCTTTGCAAACGCCGCGCAGCGCCTTGCAAAACGATTGGAGAGCGCACGGCGCATGAACGTGGCGCCTCGGGCGCTCGCCCGTTTAAAGCGATTTGGCGGAGCCGCGTCATGCGAGCCCCTCCTGGGCGAGGTAGTCGCGCCCGTCGGCCGTGAGCCGCCAGCGCTTATTTTCCGGGCTGATCGGCTTCGCGTCCACGGCGACCAGCCCCTTGTCCTCCAGGTACTGCATCTCTGCCCCGACGTCGTCGAGCGTCGCCTCGAAGCCCTCCACCTGGGCGCCGACGCGCAGCACACTGGCCGGCGCAGCAAAGCCGCGGATCCGCGAGAGCTGGATCAACAGGCACTGGCGAAAGAGTTCCCGGCTGGCGGCGTTCATGGTTTCGAGCTATTCAGGAGGCGGCTCAAGATCTGGCCGACTTGCTGGTTGAGCTGGCGCATCTCGCCCGAGAGCGAGTCCACCTTGCGGTTCGCGTCGTCGACTTTGGTGTGCAGGTTCGCGACCGAGACGCGGCGCTCCTGGCCGAGCTTGTCGAAACCCTCGCGCACCTCTCCCCTGAGCCGTTCCACGTCGGCCTTGAGCGCGTCGAAGGCGACCTCGGAGACGTGTCGCTCCTCCGGCTTCACGACGAGCGGCGATTGCACCGAGACGTGTTGCGCCTTCGCCTGCGCTTCCATCTCCGCCTTGAACTCCTTGGCTAGATTGGACCGGAGCGTCCGCAGCGAGGCGAACCCGCCGCCAAACGTGAGGAGGACCAGGACGACAGATCCGGCGAAGTAGATCACAGCCGGGTCGGCGTTGGCGAATGATGCGAGGAGGAGCGGCATCAGGAGAGCAGCGTAGTGGCGTGCGGGTTACGGAGTCGGCTTGAGGAGCCCGAGCGTTTGGGTGAATGCGTCAGCGAGCTTGCCGTTCGCCTCGGCTTGTTCCGCCAGCGCTTCCGCCTGGGCGGAGCTCACGCTCTCGACGAGCGCCTGGCTGGAGCTCTTGATCCGCTTGGCTTTGAGTGTCGCGGTCTGGTTCTTCAGATCGACGACCAGCTCAAGCCCGGTCGCGTCGAGTTCCTTTGGAAACTCGACCGAGAGCTCGCGACCGTCAGCGAGCGGCAGCGCGACCTTCGTCGTCGCAGCCTCGATCGTCTCGGCCGGGCTGTTCGCAACGCGGCCGAACGAGCTGCAGCCGGAGAACAGGCTGGCGAGGAGGGAGACAAACGCGACGATCAGCGCGGCGAGGCAGTAGCGGGCGATCACAGTTTTCATGCGACGGGCGAGGGTTGGATAATGTCACGGGCGACGAGCCGCATCGTGCGCTCGAAGGAGTCGCCACGCTGGAACCAGGAGGAGTGCGTCTCTGTCTCGTCGACGTAAGCCGTCGTCCGCGGCGCGTGTGTCGCAAAGTCGGATACACGCCCGCCAAGATCACCGTAGCCCAGGCCGGCCCAGCCGACGAGCTGCTGCGAGAGCTTCGCGAGCTTCATCGCCGAATCGTTCGGCGAGCCATAGAGGTGCAGCCAGCCGAGCTGCTTCACTTCGAGCGCCGCTTCCAGGGTCTCGCCCTTGCAGGCCGGCGCGATCAGGTGCGCCGCCTCGATCTTGATCGGGGCAATCAGCTTGAGCACCCGCTCGAAAAGGTCGGCGCCGTTGCTGTGCGCGAGGAAAGCGATCTTGAATCCCTGGTCCGCGTAGAAGCGGACCATTGTCGCGATGGCCTCGGCTCGGGCCTGCTGATGCAGGCGGCGCGTGAGCCAGCTCGCAGCGTATTCCCACTTCTCAGCGCGCGTATCTGTGTGCAGGTGCAGCCAGGTCACGGCGCGATCGGTCCAGCCGTCGGAGTCGCCGGGGTTCGCATGGATGCCGTTGACGCAGATCCAGACGGAGCGAGGCGCGAGCGTCGGATTCACGCGAGCCTCCCGTTCGGCTTGAGGAGCGGCGCGCCCGGCTCGCCCGCAAACATCCGGAAATATTTCGTGAGCGTCGGCGGCGAGACGCTCAGCACCGCCGCGAGGACATCGCGCGTCAGGCTCGGGTCGCTGATGTAGGAGCGCCAAGCCTCATGCAGCGTCGCGCGCTGGAACGCCGACACACCGCCCTTGCGCGTGAGCGGGCCGATCTTCGGGAGCGATTGCCAGAGAGGCCGCTGGTCGAGCGGCTCCGCCGGCCGTGCTGGCGCCTTCTTTGCAGGGGTCGTGCTCGCGTCCTGCACGAGCTGTGCAGGATCCCGCTCGCGCTCAAACGGGTTGCCGTGGTGATCCCGCGGAGCCCGGCAGATTTCGTTGAACGAGTGGAGCGGGACGACGACCGCGATCAGCCCTTCGCGTGTCGCGAAGTTGATCCGCACCGACTCGCCCGCTTTGCAGACGGACTCGACGCTGCGCGCTTCGATGAGCTGGCGCGTAGCGGTGACGCGAGGCGGCCGGGAACTGTTGACCAGGGGCGACATCTGTGAGACATCGCCACCTTACCGGAGGACGGCCGCGCACCGTTACTGCACCGTTGGAACCGTTGGAACCATTGGTGCAAATTGGAACTGAGTTCCAGTCCGACCCGAGAGCTCAGCGAGAGAGGTCGGCGATCCCGGCAACGATGTCGCCCAGCGCCCACCAGAGTACCGCCACCGGAAAGCCGCCGGCCGTGGCGGCGATCACGGTGAACCCGGCGCCCGACATGAGCTGGAGTACGATTAGCACGGTCGCGGCGATGGCCGTCAGGAGTGCCAGCGCATAGCAGCACGTCGCCGAGGCTGGCTTGCTGTTGGTCGTGGGTTGCCGCGTCGCGGGTACGGCCGGCGCGGCTTCGGCCTGAGAGGTAGGGCTGGAGATGAACATAGAGGGCGGAGGCTCTCCCTTGTTGTCGACACTCTGGCGGACCGGTTGAGGTAAATGAAGTATACGCTTCTATATAGCCCTAAGCGGGATGGGCGACTGTCTCACGCCTTGTACGCGAATCTTGCCCTTTTTCATCATCAGCGCTCCGGCTGCGAGCGCCTGCAGGTTGCCGGGGCCGACAATGATATTGACCTGCACCCCCGCGCCGCCAGTCGCAAGGTTCAGTCTGAAATAAGGGATCGGGCATAGCGGCCCGTCTCGAACGTCGAACCGATCATCGGAGAAATCGATCGGTCCAGAGACCATCCGCCATTCTCGCTCTTGATGGAAACTTGGATCTTTGAGGAAGGGAACAATCTCGGGAATGACGTGCAGGAGCCGATCGAGGACCTCGCTCGTGCCCGCGTCGTCGTTCTCGTGTATAACCAGTTCACCGATGAACCGAGCAGTGATCTTCTCGATCAACTCGTATTTCTGCTGTGGAAGGTAAATGCAGGGGCCGAGGTGGAAGTTGGCGTACTTGGCGCTTCGGGCCAGGTCGGAACCTTTAAAGCATAGAGCATAGCCTTGGCCACCTTTGCCGTATGCCCTCCACTGCCCGAGGTCGTCGGGGTTCTCCGTCCAAGAGCATACGCACACGTTAGTATTTCCAAATCGATCCGGCGCCTCCATCACACGGTCCAAGATGTAATCTTTGAGCCGCAAGTCGGCCTCTCGAACCTGTCTCTTGATGACCGTAAGGATCTCTTGGATACCGTGGATCCTTTCGGATGAATCATTCAGGTAGTCTATTTTCGTGGCCCATATCTCTCCGCTCTCAAGAATGCCGAAAAGCCCTCGCTGTCCCGTATAGTGGACGAGCATGGCGGGAGGATCACGCGTTACCCAATTGAGCAACCGGCCCCTCGGCGGGTATCGCAGAGCCTCAAGGAATCGATCCCGTCCAGAAAGCATTATTGAGCTACGCCTGTCGACTCCACCAGATCCGCGTTTCTTCAAACCGCTGCCGCAGCTCGTCCAACAGCCTCGCTAAGCGCACGGGATCGCTGCCGGCCGCCGCAATCAGCTGCTCAACATAAGAGCGCACGTCATCTGGGGTGGTCGGAGGTGGTGGGGTGTGAAAGTTGTGATGCGGGGCAATCACCCCGCGCTGTGTCGAGTCACTGGCTGGAGATGGGACTGCGCCCCGACCAGCTGGGGCGCCTGCATGTAACGGACCGAGAGACCCTAATCTTGCAGGAGATTCTTCAACGCGGCCGGAGTCTGATTGAGGTCTGATCCCCGCGCGCCCTTCAGCCTCGGCAAGCTTACGCCAGACCTTCCGCGAAACTGGGTACTTTCCCCCTCTGTACCCGAAGTGCATCGCCCTCGATACTCCGATCGTCTTCGCGACCTCGTTCTGCGTCACGCCGAGCGCGTTCGCCAGCGCCTCGGTGCGAGCGTAAAAGTCTGATGAAGTCTGATTATCGGCTTGCAAGGGTCTGATCTGAGTCCGAAAAAGGACTCATGGTTACGGCACGAAACCGTCGCAGCAACAGCAAAACCGCAACGCTCGATCCATTAAGGGTCCGCGCCCGGCTGCTGCGCGATGGGCTCACGCTCGCCGATGTCGCGAGGGCTCACGGGGTGAGCCGCACCATCGTCTCACGGATCCTCAACGGCCGCCGGCCGGGCAAGGACGGCCTATCGGCCGCCGTGCTCCATACCCTGCGGAGCCTGTCCCGATGAGCGGCGCGAGGCATCAGGTATCCACCGAGTGGATCGTCGGCCCTCGGCCGGACGCCCCGACCGGGGAAGTCGAGCGCAAGCTCGTCTCCGACTGGCGCGAGCAATGGCTCGCCGAGCTGCCCGCCGATCACCCCGCCCGCGCGCGCCTCGCCGCGAGCAAGTAACCCGCCTTTTCCGCCATGCCCGCAAATACCCTCACCCCATGCGCGCAGATCGGTCGCCTCTCCACCATGCGCGCCCCCTCCGCTGAGAGCTTCGCTCGCTTTGCCGCTCGCCAGTCTGGCGGTCGTTCATTCGAGCAGCTCACGGTCGCCGAGCTGCTCTCCCTCGATCGCTCCTGGAAAACGCGCTTTGTCGCCGCGTTCGCCCGCACCGGAGATTTCCGCACGGCCTGCAGCCGCGCTGCCTAACTCGCCATGCCGGCCGATCAACTCGCGTTCCCTTTCGCGTCGCTCGACTTCCCCGGTCGGTCGACGGTGATGCTCAGCGAGATCGCCGAGAAGCTCGGCGTATCCCACCAGCACCTACTGAACGAGATCGACGAGGGCACGTTCGTCGGGATCGACCTGAAGGGCAAGGGCGCGACCAAGCGCTGCATCCGGATCCCGCTGGAGATCTATCACCGCTTCATTTTGTCGCGGCTCACGGGCCCGCTCCGCGGCCAATTCCTGCGCGACCTGCCCGTCGCCACGCGCCGCCAACTGCTGCGCGAGCTCCAGGAGTCCCTCCGATGAACGAGACCTCGCCCGATCCCATCCGCGCCGACTTCTACAAGCGCGCCGCCGCTCACGCCCTGGCCGAGGCGATCACGTTTCGGAATCTCGCCCGCCGCACCGGCGCCCCGATCGACCGCGAGATCATGCGCACCTTTGCCAACTCCTGGCTCCGGCTCACCCGGCGCGCCCGCGAGTTCGGCGCCTAGCCCCTTTTTCTCTCCCGTTCCCATGTCACAAACCCAAGTCACCGCTCTCTCGCTTTTCACTCACCCCTCGCTCAAGCCAGCCGGCGACGCGCTCTCCCGCCTCCAGGCGCAAGCCGTCGCTGATCTCCAGCAGATCCAGTCCGCCGAACGCCGCACCGCGGCCGATGCCGTCCGCCTCGGGATCCGCCTGCACGCGATCAAGCTCGGCCTCCCGCCGAAAACCTGGACCGCCTGGCAGGAGGAGAACATCAAAGGAATCGGCCGCCGCCAGGTAAACAATTACATGCGACTCGCCGCGGTCGCTGGCCACAAGATTGGCCGCAAGGCCCTGATCGCGATCGTCTCTGGACACGACGACCAGGACACGACCGAGCGAATCGAGCGTTTCGTCGGCGAATGCTCGCTGACGGAGCTCCTCATCAAGTTCGGGATCCGCGCCGTCGGCCTGCGCGGTGAGCTCCAGGAGCCCGCGGCCGGAAGCCTCTCGCCCGATCGCCAGCTCGAACTCGATATGCAGCGCACCTGGGAAGAGTCCTGGGCCTCGCTGCAGCGCGTGCGCGGCATCCTCACCGACGCCGACCGGATCAAGCTCATCTCCGATCCGACGAAACTCGCGACGCTCAAGTCCGAGCTGCTCGACCTGCAGCGCGTCGTCGACAGCTGCCTGCACGCGACCGCTGTCGCGGTCTGATCGTCCTCCGTAGTCCTCCAGCCCCTACGCCATGCACGAGCTCGCCCCCGCTACATCGACCGCTCTCACGACCGTCTCGACCGCGCCGCTCCTCGGTTTCCCGCAGTCGGCTGGCCGGTATGCGATCCCGCAGGACGACATGGGCGCGTTTCGCGATCTGAAGCAAAAGGAGCGCGAGCGCGTGCTCATGCTCCTCGCGGCGTTCGAGCAGATGGACACCGACCCGGCCGGGTTGGTCGCGGCGGCCGATCGGCTCGCTTTCACGCTGCGCCACGTGCGCGGCTTCAGTAGCGAGAACTTGCAGCGCCTGCATCGCGAGTGGCGCGCCTGCGGCTGGCAGGCGCTGCGTCGCGGCTACACGAACGGCAAGGCGAAGCTTCCGCCCGAGTTCGTGCAGTACGTGCGCGCCCTCATGGAGCAGAACCCGCGGTCGATGAAGCAGGCAATCAACCTCCTGCGCCGGCAATGGATCAGCGGCGTCTCGATCCCCGGCTACGGCACCTGGCGTGATTGGTTCTTCGCGAACTTTCCCGACCAGGAGGCGCCCGCGTTTATCGACCGTTACCCCGAGGGCTGGAGCGACTCCACACTCTACGCGATCCAGCCGAAGAAAGCGGCCCGCGCCCTGGCCACGCGAGGCTTTGCCGCCATGCGGGCGCACCTCCCGAGCATGATCCGCGACACGTCGGGTCTGCTCCCGCTGCAGCTGATCACGATCGACGACTTTGAAATCGACCATCTTTGCGTGTTCAACGATCCGGCGACCGGCCCGCACCTCTGCAAGGTGTCAGGCATCGCCGCGATGGATGTCGCGACGCGCAAGGTGATCGGCCTCCTCATGAAGCCGCGCCTGCCCAAAGCCAACGGCGCCGAGCAGTCGATCACCCGCGCCGAGGTCCGGCTCGTGCTCTTCGAGATCCTGCGCGGCTACGGCGTGCCCGCGCATGGCATGACGATCCTCTGCGAGAATGCCGCCGCAGCCGTGACGAACGAGCTCAAGACGACGTTCTCCAATCTATTCGGCGGCCGGGTCGCGGTCACGCGGACGGGCATGATCGCCGACAAGGCGTTCTCCAACGGCTTCATTGAGCGCGGCGGCAAGCCGCAGCAAAAGGGCTGGATCGAGAGTCTGTTCAATCTCGCCTGGAATGTCGCCGCGACCTTCCCCGGCTACAAGGGGCGCAACTATATCGAGAAACCCGGCACCCTGGAGGAGAAGCAACGGCAGACGCTGCAGCTCATCAACTCCGGCCCGCGCGATCCGATCGCCGCGATCGAGCGGCTCAAGCAGTACGCCGTCCCGTTCGACAGCGCCGACGTGCTGATCGAGAAATACAACGCGGTTTTCGATCTGGTCGAGCTCCGCACCGATCACGCAATGATCGGCTTTGACGACGTCGTTGAGTGGCGTCGGCCGGACGACGGCGCCGGGATCTGGCGCCCGCTCTCCGAGATCGGCCAGCTCACCGAAGCCGAGCAGCTGCGCTGCGAGCTGCGCCGCCGTAAGCAGAGCCCGCGCGAGCGCTGGAATGCGCTCATGCCGCAGGTGCACTGCCAAGCGGTCGATCCGGCCGCGCTGATGATGCTCTGCCTCACGCCGAAAAAGGCGAAGCTCAAGAGCCAAAAGCTCACGTTCGATCACGCCGGCAAGCCCTACACCTTCGCCGAGCATGGCTCGCCCGTGCTCAACGTGCCCGAGGGCACCGAGCTCCTCGTCTACTTCGACCCGTGCGACGCCGCGAGCGCTCACGTGTGCCACGTTGACGGGCGCTATATCGGCGAGATCAAGCGCCTCGGCCCTGTCGACATCAGCGACCAGGACGCGATCAACGGCGCCGAGCGCGATCTGGCCGCGATCTTCAACGGACTCCGCGAGGAGGTCCGCTCCCGGCCGCTGCACCAGGCGACGGACGCGCAGCTCGCCCTGGACGCGGCGCGCAACGCCGAAGCCGCCAAGCAGGAGCTCGCGCTCACGGCTGCGCTCAACCGCCCGCTCCCGAACGGCGGTCAACCCGAGACTGCACTCGGCATGCAAACGGCGCGCAGCATGGCTGCAGCGGCCGACAAGAAACACGCGCAGCGCCTCCAGGAGGTAGCGTCGCGCCGGGCTATCGCCCAGGCCGCCGCTCAGCTATCGCCCGAGGACATCGCCGCCGCGACCGGCGCGGCGCCGAGCGCCGACGAGGCGCCCCAATTCTCAGCGGACGAGATCACCGATCTCCTCTCCGACGACCCTCAGTGAACAAAAACGCCCCGGCGCGCTAACGCCGGGGCAAGTCAAACAAACCAAGAAAGGACTCGTATGGTCACGTCAGATACACAAGTCAAGGCAACCCAGGAATCGACCGCAATCGTCACCCGCTCGGAGGCCGCCCTGGCGTCGAGCGCCGGAGCGCGGATCAATATCCCGCTGAACCTGGAGAACTGGCGCACGCTCCCGCAGGAAACGCAGGACGCTCTACTCTGGTTTCACCAGCACTGCCTCGACCAGCGGCTCTCGCTGAAGGACGCCGCGACCGCTCTCAACTACGACCAGTCAACCGTGTTCCGTGTCCTGAAAGGCACCTACACTGGCAACTGGCAGAACATCGAATCGGCCATTGCGTCCTATCGCCGACTCCTCGCCGAGCGCGGCACGATCCAAAAGGTCGAGTTCGTTCACAACTCCGTTTCGCGCATGATCTGGGCGGCGCTAGACTACGCGGTCGCCAACAACTCGATCACCCAGATCACGGGCGAGAGCGGCCAGGGTAAGTCGATCGCGACCAAGGCCTGGCGCGATGCGCACAACCACGGCCGCAGCGTCTACGTCGTCGCGCCTCCGATCGGCGGGATCAAGGCCCTGCTGCGCGCCATCGCCGCTGCGGTCGGCGTGAACAAAAACCTCAATCTGCCGCAGATGACCGAGGCCGTATATCGTGCCTTCAACGAAAACCGGATCCTCCTGGTCGACGAGGCGCACCGGCTGCTGCCGACCGACCGCCGGAGCAACCCGGTCAACCTGGAGATCCTCCGCGACCTGCACGACCAGACCGGCTGCGCCCTGGCTTTCATCTCGACGCAGCGCTTTTCCGACAGTCTCCAGAAATCGGAGTACCAATTCGAGCAGGTGCTCGGCCGGATCGGCATGCCGGTCCGCCTGCCTCGCGAGCTCAAGGAGGGCGACTTCATGCCCGTCCTGCAGCAGTACATCCGCAAGCCCTCGGCTAAGCTGAAGGGCGAGGCCGCCTCGATCGTCAACGCGATGGGCCGCGTGCGCGTCCTAGTCGAGGTGCTCAAGGTCGCGACTCGCATCGCGAGCAAGCAGCGCCAGGAGCTCAGCGAGGAGCACGTGTTCAAGGCCCTTGCACTGCGTCGGCAGATGATGGGTGAGCAAGTGTTCGCCGCCAAGGAGGAGGGCAAACGATGATCGCCCGGATTTTTCTCCGCCTCGGCGGCCTCGCGGTCCTGGTGATCGGCGGTCTGCATTTCCAGGACGACGCCACGGCCCACGGCATCGCCTCATTCGTCTTTGCCGCGCTGCTCTTCTGGGCCGCGTCGCAGCTCTACCGGGCCGAGCGCGATCACCAGCACGACCTCAAGGCCGTCGCCGGATCTCGCGACCAGGAGGACGAGTCATGATCGCCCGCGCTCTTCTCCGCCTGGGCTCTCTCGCGCTCCTGGCCTGCGCCTGGCTGCACATCGAAGCACAGAGCTCGCTCGCTCTGGCCGTGCTGTCGGCGATGGGCGCCGGGTTCGTCTGGTTCTTCGCCACGGTCGACGCCAGCCGCGAGCGCAACGAGCTGCTCCGCCTGTCGAGTGTCGCCGCTGAACGCGACCAGGAGGACGCACGATGAAAGCGAGCGACAACCTCGCCTTCAAAAGCCGCGCGCTCGACGCGATCGTCGAGATCGGCACCTCGACCGAGCACGTTCGGGCCGCGATGGAGTGGCAGGACGACCGCAAAGCAACTCCGGCCATGCGCTCCGGCGAGGTCGTTGCGAACCTCGGCAGCGCGCTCGAAGCGATCAGTTGCGCCCGCGATCACCTGGACCAGCTCACGGCCGAGATCGAGGCTGTGATCGAGCGCGAGAAAGAGGCCCGCCGATGAAGCTGCGCCATCCTATTTCCGGCGTCAGTCGCTACCGCTGCCGGCCCTCCGTCGTGCTCTCCACCCTGGAGGCCGTCGGCATCTGCCTCGGCGCGTTCCTGATCACGGCGGGCCTCGTTCGGATGTTTTGGCCATGAGCAACCAGACGCCCCAGGAGCAAATCGAGAACTGCTTCGCCTGGGCGGCCGAGCACGTGCGAGCGATCGAGTACGAGCTCCGCGCCGCGCCGACCGCCGCCATCGGTTCCGCCGAGCGGGAAGAGCGGATCGCGCGCTGCGAGGTCCGGCTCCGCTTTCTCCGCAACTGCCTCTGGCACCTCGCGCAACTGCTCGGCCGATGAATGTCGCCAACGTCAGCCCCTCCACCGTCCGCCCCCTGGTCGACGTCGTCCCGGTCCCGAGCACACGTCCCGGCCTCTCGACCGAGTACGCACTGCAGCGCGTCGGGGCGCCGGCTCCTTCAAGTATCCGTTTTCCCACTGCGACCGAGGCCGTCCTCGCGGCCCTCGGGTTCGCTCAAGTCCGCAACGTAGAAAACACCACCTCCAGCCCTCATGGCTTCCCGCGCTAAAGCTCCCTCGCTCCCCGACGAGCGCTCGTTCGTCGCTACGGTCGACGCCGTCGCCTGCACCTCGACAATGATCAGCCTCCTCGAAGCCCGGCGCGACCGCGCGCTGCAGCGAGTGCAGGCCTCCTACGCAGCCAAGCTCGCGCCGCTGATCACGCAGCGCGACCAGATGCTCACCCTCGCGGAGAAGTACGCCGAAGAGCATCGCGCCGAGCTGCTGCCCAAAGGCAGCAAGAGCGTCGAGACTGGCCTCGCGACCTACGGCTTTCGCCTGGGCAACCGCATGGTAAAGCCGATCGGCCGCTCGTCGGTCGAGCTCGTCCTTTCGCTCCTCCTCGGGCGCAAGCTGTTCCGGTTCATCCGGACCAAGCAGGAGCTCAACAAAGAGGCGATCCTCTCCGCCTATCGCGACTCCGACGGGGTGATCGTTGTCGAGCCGCCCAAGCCCGCCACCGAGGACCAGGAGGCGAAACCCGAAGTCGTCATCGCGCCGGCCGCGATCGGGCTGCGGATCGCCCAGGAGGAAACGTTCTACATCGAAGCCAAGGTCGAGTCCGCCGCGCCCGTGAAAACCGAAGGGAGGGCGGCATGAGCGCGCCGAAGATCATCCGCTACCGAGTCCGGCGCGATGGCTCCATCTGCAGACTGCACCCGATCGTCGGCATCTCGAAAAGCGCAGGCATTCTGCTGCCAGGAGAAACGCCAGAGCAGTTTGCAAACGCTGGCAGGACTCTCTTCCGCGACGAAGGCAAAGCGCAGAAAGCGATCGACCGCACTGAGCGCGCAGCCCGCCGCGTTCGGACCTCTCTCGTTAGCGAGTTTATCCACGCCAAGGCCCCGGAGCTGCGGCCCCTATTCACCGACGGCAAGTTCTATATCGAGCGGGTCGAGCTCGATCAGAAGCAGCCCAAGCGGAGGCGCAAGTGAGCCGCGTCGGTCCAAAGTTTGTTCGGCCGGTCGCGCCCGCGCCGCACCTGGATTGCTCCGGCTGCCAGCACCTCGACCGGCAGCTCGTGCGGTCCGGGCAGTATCCGGTTTATCACTCGCTTTGCACTCACCCTGCAATCGACCGGCACCCGACGCTTGAACCCGACGGCCGCCAGATCTCAACGCGCGGCGAGACCATGACTCCGCAATGGTGCCCAGCGCCAAAGCCCGCGCCGGGTCCCGTCCCGCGCAAGGTCATCCGGAGGGGTGAAGCATGAGCGCTCGCGCCTTTGATCTCTGCTGGACCGTGGCGCTCTGGATCGCCAGCGCGTTTCTCGCTCTCGCCATCGCAGCCTTTTTCCTGGTCGTCGGCCTCGTCGACCTCGCGCGCCATCCGGTCCGGTTCGCGGGTTGGTTCCTTCAGGAGTACGGCCGCGCCCTCCTGGTCGGCCTGATCCTGGGCCTCGGTCTCCGCTATCTCGCACCATGAGCGCGCCCCACATGTTCCGGATCGTCGTGACAAATCTCACGACCAAGGAGTCAGCGACGTTCCTCGGCCAGGGCACGACGATCGAGGACGCTTTCAAGGACGGCTACAAAAACACGAAAGAGCCGTATCGCCACCGCCAGGACGGCCGCCCGCATCCGCCGCTCCCGCTCAGCGTCACGACCGCGACCGGCGAGAGCGTCAGCCGTGAGCTCAAACACTTCGAGACCGGCATTCCACCGCAACCCGCCGCACCCGTTCAGCAATGACACGCTCTCGCACCCTCGCACAGATCGAAGGCAAAGCCGCAGCCAAGGCCGGTACGCCGCACGCCGCCAACCCCTACGGCCCGGAGCATTTCGCCGAGTCGCTCTCCTGGTCGCACGCTTGGCTCCTGGAGCGCGTGCAGTCGGAGACCGGCCTTTTCCTCGTCCCGACCGCGCCGGCCCTCAACGCCGATCTCAATCCTCCCGCGTCATGACCCTCTCCGAACGTTTTGCCCGCGCGACCGCGCGGCTGGCTCGTGCCGAGCGTGAATACCGCGCCGCCCTCGACGAGGTCCGCGTCCTGGTAGAACTCGCGCAGGGCCGGCGCAACGCTGCGGTTCCTCCCGCTGTGACGACCGTCGCGGAAATCGTCTGCCATCACTTCGGCGTCGCTGTTGATGTCGTTTATTCAAAGAGCCGACCGCAAGAGGCCGTCGATGCGCGCTCCGTCGCGGCGTACATTTGCCACGTGCTCTGCGGCTTCAGCCCCGCGCAGTTAGATCGCCTGTTTCGCCACTCGTCCGGCAGTGCCCGTTCCGCGCTGCAAAGAATCACGGACCGCTGCGAGACAGACCGAGCGTTTAGAGACCTGGTTCTGTCGCTGCAGTCCGAATGCGCCCGCTCGCTCGCCAAGCACCGGCTCTCTGCCGCCTGAACCCTTTCGCCATGCGAACCACAAAAACAATCCTCCTCGCGGTCGCGCTCGTCGCTGCCGCTTTCTCCCACGCCGCCGAAGTGACGCTCGCCTGGAATGACAATTCCAACGATGAGGCCGGCTTCGAGATCGAGCGTGCGACCGGCGCCGGCACCTTCGCGACGATCGCGGTCGTCGCCGCCAACGTCACGACGTACAAGGACACCACGCTCGCCAACGCGACGACATATCGTTTCCGCGTCCGCGCCTACAACGCCAACGGCGCGAGCGGCTACTCGAACGAGGTGAGCACGACCAGCCGCGGCGGTCCGCCGAGCGCGCCCGGCGGACTCTCTCCGAAGCTGCCGGACGACTATGTCCCGCCGACGCTCACGATCCCGAGCGGCTCAAAGGTCACGGTCCACTCGGGCACCGCGGCCGAGTCCAAAGCGATCATTGAAGCAATCGGCGATCACCCGCAGGTCGCTATCCCGCTCGGCGAGACGCTGCTCGTCGCCGCTGTCGCGAAGTAACGCCATGCCGGCCCGCCGCACATCCTCGCGCCCCCGCGAGCTGCACATTCTCTCGAACGAGCTGCAGCTCGTCGGGTCGCTGCTGGAGTGCGGCCGGTCTGGTCCGATGGCGATCTCGATCACTGGCTCGCCGAATGGCTGGACAATTTGCGCCGGCCGGCGGCTACGCGTGCGAGCTGCGACGATGCGCGAGGCGCACGAGCGCTTTGTCTGCCGTCTCGAAGAGGAAGCAGCCAAACTATGAGCCCGGCCCAGCTCACGAAATATCACGCCACCTGGGCGAAGTGTCGCGCCGCCCTCAAGGCGGCCGGCAAGCCGCACGACGAGGCGGCCCGATACGCTCTGCACGAGCGCACGATCGGCCGCCGCTGCAGCTCAAAGGAGTTGAGCAATTCCGAGTTCGACCAGGTGCTCGCGGCGATGATGGCGATCGTCGCTCCTGACGACTTCGGCGCGCAAATGCGCCAGCAGGACCAGGAGGATCTCCGCCGCGAGGACGTCCTCTCTCGGATCGACGATGCGCTCGCCGTCATCATCCCGCGCAGCGGTTGCAAGAGCGATGCACACGCCGTGCACGCTCGCGCCAGCTACAAGCACAAGCTGGCTGATCGCATGTTCGGCAAGATCACCGACCTCACGGACCGCCAGCAGCAGCAGCTCATGGGGGTCCTTGAACGCAGCGCCCGCAAACGTGAAGCCGCCGCGCCGAAGCCGGCCGAGCCGTCGCCGTTCTAATGCCCGAGCAGCTCCAGCTCACGCTCACTCGCGCGCTGCCGGAAGATCCCGGCGTCGCGGATCTGGAGCGCTGGTTTGAGGAGCAGTCTACCTGGAAGTCGGCCCACGAGATCGCGGCCGAGACCGGCTGGAACGATCGCAAGATTCGCGACCTCGCGAGCGCGAGCGACCTCATCATCTCTTCCCCCGGCCGCAAAGGCTATCGGCATATCCGACACGTCACGTCCGACGAGTATCACGCCTACCGCAACGGCCGCCGCAGTCAGTGCCGGCTCATGCTCGCAAAGGTCATCCGCACCGACCGCATCTTTTACCGGCGCCCGCCGGTCACGCCATGAATCGGCTACTCCGCATCCTTCTTCTCTGGCTCATCGGCACTGAGCGGGGGCAGACCGCAAGCTTTCACGATGATACTGCCACACTTCCTGACCGTGCGCCGCATCTCGGCGAGTTCGCGCATCGAGGTGGGGTCATGCTTGTCGCCGGGCATTGGGAGAAGGCTGTTGAGGTCGATCACTGCCTGGAAGGCACTATGGAACGCCTCCCGCACGTCAGCCTCCATGAAGAGACAGTTTTCGAACCAAAAATCCTGGCATTCGTACGCAAGCTCCATCGCCCGTTCACGTTGGTTCGGGTCGATGCCTATACCGACGCTGCAAAGCTGACGCCAAAGCGTGAACGCTTTCTGGTTAACACGCAGGCGCTGCTCGATGCAGGCCATTCTCAATTGGTGGCGGGCTACCCTGTCCGACAGTTTCTCAGCGTAGAGATTACGCACCTCCTCGACTGTATTCGTCAGTTGCCGAACGCTTGTTTGCATTGCGCTGATTTTGCCCCTTTCGGCCAGGAAGGCGCCCAGCCATGACGAAGCGGCAGCAACCACCAAAAGGATGCCCCAATGCCAGGGCGTTTGGAGCTGCTCCGCAATGAGCTCTGCGATCTTTTGGATTTGTTCGGGAGTAAGAAGCATAGCGGCTGGAAGGGATCGGGGCGACTCCAGCAGAGCAAAAACAAGAGCCCCAGTCGATTCCGCCCGACGAGCCAGCTGCAGTTCAATTGGCCCGCTCCGCTATCCCTTGCAGCTGGTACGTGCGAAAGCCCACGCGGCAGTGCCGGCCGATCACGACCTCGGCGCGGCCGTCGCGCAGGAGCGCTGCAAAAAAGTCCTTCGCGAGGGTGCGCGAAAGCTCCAGCTCCAGCCCCTGAACGAGCGCGCGGTCAAGCTGCTCGCGCGAGGTGAAACGCTCAATGCCCCACGGCTGGCCGCGCGGATCGAGCAGCACGAGGTCGCACAGCTGCCAGTTGATCGGGTGCGCCTGCAGCCGGTAGACGGTTTTATCGACGACCGCCTCGACCGGCAGCGGCACGAGCAGCCTGACAACGTAGTAGACTTCTGGGTTCACGATCACGCCGCCGGGCATATCTGCACCGTCGAGCCATGAACGTCCTCGGTCAATTCCTTGACGCTCGCGACGACGATCGCCAGGCCGACGCCGCAGCCCGCGAGCGCAGCGGCCGGGATGCGAAAGGCGAGGAGGCGCTCCGGATCTGGCTGAACGGCGGCCGATCCGACGCCGAGCGTCTGCTGGCGTTCGACGCCTGGCTGCGCGCCGAGCTCGGCTCCTGCCTGGTCTGGCCGTCCGACGAGGCGACCGCCCGGCGCCAGCTCGAACAGTGCCGCGTCTACCTGGAGCGGGTCGTCCTCGATCTATGGCGTCGCGGCTGGTTTCTCGACGGCCGCGCCCTGGCGACCAGGATCCGCGATCTGCTCGACACGGTCGGCCGCTATCAACGCGCCGGAAAGGTCCTGAACTTCTGGGCCTATTTCCAGGCGACCGTCGACCGTTACGTCGGACTCAACGCCGAGGAGCTCCAGGACGAGGCCCGCCGGGCCGGCGCACACGTCGGCCAGATCCTGGCGGCAGCGCTTCGCCAGGCAGACCGCCAGGCGCCCAGGATCGGCGATCTCGTGCAGGCCCGGCATGAGGAGACCCTCCGCGAAAAGCTCGCTGCAGAACGCGCCCGGAAAGGCCGCTGCAATGCCGATGCAGGGCAAGGGCAGCTGTTCTGATTCTCCGTCAAACCTCCTGGAATCTCGCGGGCGGCGCTGATTTTTCCGGCAACTCGTGTTTGAGCTGAGCCGGATTGCGTAAGTCGCGGAGGTTCAGGATCGCGCTGATTTTTTTAGGCTTGTTCGGGCTACCGGCAAACCCGCCTGGAGGACTCATCATTTGCCGACCCTTG